GTTAAGTTGGTCATACAAATCAAGACTCCAGTTAAGGCCATACCACACAACGATGTGACCGTTGCTTTGCAATCCATCAATACCATGACCCATGCTGGCAGGATGGCCAATCATTAACTGACAGTCGTTTGTTTTCCATCGGTGCATGGCGTTCGTCAGCGACAACTCACTCTTACACTCTGTCAAGTTAATCGGGCGCAGTGCTTTAAACTTTTCCATAATGCGCTGGGCATCGCTGCGGTAAGCGTATGAGCACAGCACAGGCTCACCCTGCGCCTCATCGATAATTTCCTCCAATGCCTCTAACTTCAAGTTGTGTATGACTTCCCACAACGGCATCCCAGCAATAGGGTATATAGCGCCATTGGAAAACTGCAAACACTTATTGGTAAGCGCAGCTTGGTTAAACACCTCAACCTCTTTACCATTGTCCAGTGTTAAAAACAACTCACGCTCCATTTTTTCGTACTTGCCGCGCAACTCGTCAGGCATTTCAATCTCAACATTGTTGACTATAAGATCAGGCAACGGGTTGTAATCTTCTGCGCTCATCTCAAGTGTAATGTCACCGATTAACTTTTTAATCGTGTCCTCAGTGTCTTCATATGCAACTTCTTTATACGGTCCAACTTTGCGGTAGAACCGGGTGCGAAACGCAGTCTTGCTTGTACCCAGACGTTCACCACGGTCAACCACTAAGAACTGACCATGTAAATCCTTATAGCCGTTAGACGCAGGTGTACCCGTAAGCCCTGTTGTCCAATCGAACTGATCGGCAATTTTCTTAAACGCCTTAACTCGATTGCTAGCGCTGTTTTTCATTTTGCTAATTTCGTCCCACACAATACCGTTGAAGGGCATCGGGCGATTCTTTTTAACAAAGTAGGTTTGCAGCGTTTCAGCAAGCCAGCCAAGGTTTTCGTAGTTCACCATGTAAACGTCAGCAGGGCGCAACAGGGCGCGAGTGCGTTGGTCTTTGGTGCCAGCAACCATGCTGAACTTCAAATGCTTCGTGTGCTCCCATTTAGCAGCCTCTTGACGCCACACCAATCGAATAACTCGAATGGGTGCAACAATAATGACACCTCGCAAGAATTTAGTGTTGAGCAGGTGACTCAACGATGTAAGCGTGACCACGGTTTTACCCAGCCCCATATCCAACCACAGCATTGAGTTGGGATGCGTGGCTTGAAAGTTGACTGCCTTCTTTTGGTAGTCATGCAGTATGTCAGGGGTTAGCATCCAAACACCATTACGTCAATCATTGCAGCACCATCGGGCACGTTATCGATTACAAATACATTTACTTTTTGCACGCGGAGTTTGGCGTGTTCCCGATCCTGTGCAGGAGTTGGCTTCTGACCTGTTCGTTTGAATTCACAAAACCACACACGGCCATCTGGCGCGATGAGCAAACGATCGGGCACAGCAGCCCGTGCGGGGCTGGTGAACTTGTACGCAAGCACACCCTTTGAACGGGCGTACTCGCAAACTTTGGCTTCAATTTGTTTTTCCAACATTGCGATTTTCCAATTCAATTAGTAACTCGATGTAGTGCTTTGCTTTTTCCAAGTCAGCTATGCCGTTCTTTTTGCGCCATCTGGTTACATACTTAACAACATTGCCTTCAAAGTAACCCAGCGCGTTGGCGTAGATGTACTCGACGGGCTGTATTGGTAATTCCTTATAGTGGCTGCCTGCCACTTGTTTGCTTAGAGCGTTAAACGCCTCGTCTTCTTCTTTAGTCACGTCAGGTTTGGTCATCAAGCTAATCCCAGACATAGTTTCTCCACTTCTTGAATGTAATACTCAAAATCAATTGGTAATTTTTTAGCGTCTTTGATGTTGTTGCATGGTTGTATGTTCCACCCAGCCTCTACGCCAATCTTGCGCCATTGACCCGGCTTCTTAGCTAAAGGTGGCATCCACTTAAACAAATGACCACCACCCTTGGCGATGTAGTAACGTGTTGTGTTTTGCAATTGAGATGTAACACCGTCGCGCTCAATCGCAAGATGACTAGACCGTGGCACTTTAGTGCGCAACATGAAGTCCATCAACTCAGGCCAGTTCTCAATCGTCTCCCGAATGGGTGCGTTGTTCACCAGCACCTGTTCAACGACCTTGGGTACCACTAGACCACCGTGGTTCTGATGCCAACCCATGTCCCACTCGTAAGCACCCTTGCGCTTCACGCTGCCGTTCTCGTAGACTGCAATGTAGTTGTTTACGTCACGAATCATCATGGACTTGTAAACAGCTTCCTCAAGGTTTAACCCAGTGCGCTCTTGCCATGCTGCACGGGCTAGGTCAACCAGCATCTTGCTGCTGCGCGGCACCTTAACCGTAAGACCATCGGTGTTCACCTGTATCAAGCGCAGGTTAGGTATCAGCATCAACCCTTCGGCCAACAAGCACAGCAACAGTTGACCGTTGAGCGTAATGCTCATGGTGAACAACGGGTCATAGAACACGCTAAACGGGTTGTTGCTGTCACCATACACACCGTTAAGCGCCAGCTTCAGCATGGCCGATTCTGCGGACTTCTTGGGGTACTGCTTGCGCTGTTCAAACAAGTGCTGGTAAATGCTGACAAACTCTTTTCCGAGATGGGCCGGGTAAAACCCATTCGTGATTGCCAAGTTTGGATAGTATGAAGTGACGTCCAAGTCCACAACGACGAACTCATCGTCTGACTCAACAACTTCCGATTCGACCGACCCATGAATTCCCCCAAGTCCGAATACAAAACTGAATCCGTTGACCACTGCTGTGAGATCAGTAAAGACCCCTTTGGTTTCTGCGATTGACTGGTTCTTTAACCAGTCGGCTACTCGTGTAAGTTCAGGACTTTGGAACTCTATCCACGGCAAAATGGCTTCGCGCAAATGAATCACGGGGCGCTTTGTTTGACGGGGTGTGCGACCACTTGGACCAAAGTCATAGCACGACACACCAGCTTCCTCTAGCTTCATGACAAAGTAGTCTTTGCCAATCTTGGTGTCGTTGTGATTCATAAAGTCACGGTTGTACTTGTGCGTCAGTTCCTCACGAAACCGAATCATGTCAAGTGTCTCGCAATAGAACAATTTGGTCTGGTCTGTATCGTGCGCGTTGTACCGCTTTAGCACGTCAATCTGTTCGCGGTTAAGCATGGTGCCCACAGGAAACGGTAGGTCCTCAATGCTGTCTGAGCGCATGTTGAACTCAAGCATTTTGAGGCTGGTGCTTCTAGCCTTGTTGTCGAAGTGATGAATCTTAAACAAGTCAATCTGCTCGACGTAGTAGTCAGACGGCTTGACATAGTGCATCCACTTACTTGACTCATCATGCGAACCAATGATGGACATGGCCTTTTGGTACAGCGTATTGGCGTCACTGTGACCCATGCGAATGAGGGTATGCAACACAGGGTAATCAAACCCGATGTTGTTAAAACCCACCATGCGCGAGTCGGTGTTCTTTAGGTGAGTCAGGAACTCAATAATTTGCTTGCTGTCGTTGCGCGAGTCGCTAATTTCAAACGACCACTTGAACGGTGCGTCGGCATGCTCTACCGCCAACGTAAACACGTTTGGGTACGTCTCGATGTCGTAAATAAAATCGTTACTCATTACCATTACTCAGTTAGGTGGGGTACTTGCCTCAGTTGGCTTGCTATCGACGGCACTTGCGCTTGATAGGTATCCAGCGTCGGCTTTCCCCCGATTCGATTACTGACCCATCATGAACGGTGGTAAGCCCATAGCTGCTGCTGGTGCAAAGCCGGGTGCAGCGCCGGGTGCGGCAGCTACAGCACCAAACATGCCAGACGCATCAACAGCACCTTCACCAAACGGTGTGTCATCGCCAGCAAACTGAACAGCAATCAAGTCACAGCGAATACCGCGACCATGCTTGTTGTCTTGAGGCCAAGGCTTGATAGCAACGTTAACACGGCAACCACCATACAGCTTACGGGCCAACTGCATACACGCCATTGAATTAGACGGGTCAACAGGTGAACCATCGGCTTGAATGATCTGTGGCTGTGTGTCACGGCCAGCGGTGATGTATACGTTGTTGGCGTAACCATCGTAAGGTTGAAAGGTTTTCTTATTAACCTTCTCATCACCACGACCAAAGCAGCGCGTCTTGCGGTCGTTCTGGATCATTTGCATAACAGCTTGCGCGTTGTCCTTCCACTTCTCCAAAGCCAACTCACCATAACGCGCCATAAACTGGGCAAAGCCCGCGTGGTCGTTGGGCATAATAAACTCGCAGTTATACGAAATACGCTCCTTACCAGTTTGCTCATTGATTTGACGCTGTGGCTCTGCAAGGTGCGGAAACGACAAACGGACATTGGATAAAAAAATTACATCAGACATTACATTTACTCCGGTTTAAGATAACCAAGCGGGTAGCTCGGTTGGGGTATCAACTGCACCAAACATTGGCGCAGCATTCGTGGTGACGGCTTTACGCTCATCAGATTCAGATACTACTGTTAGCTTGCCAGCTAGTTTGACAACATATTCTTGCGACATGCGGTCAAGTTGGCGTTGGCTGAGTGACACCTTCTCACCATTGCGCTTTTCCCAAGACAGTTTTTCAGCCTTGGCAACAGATACAAGTTTGGTTTCATATATGGCAGTCTTAGGTATGCCCATCTTTACCAGCTTTACAGCCATGTCATCCTCGGTCAGTGACCAAGCGCGTGAACCGCGACCGTTGACTAGCTTTAACCCAGGTATTGATTGACCAGCCTGCATGCGACGCAAGGCTTCCTTTTCCACGCCTTCTAGTAGCTGGCGCATCAAAGGTGCTGCCTCCATGATCTGTGCGATCTGGGCGTCATCCATTGTGGTTGGGTCTTTATCTGCGCTTTGTTGCGCTACGTCGAGTGTCTCATTTACATTTACGGGCTGGAACATGATTCCCACCTCCTTCATTACGTTATTTGCAAGTGCGGCACAAGAGCCTTTAGCTTTACAAAATTTACATTGACTGTCACCCGGCACCAGTGGTGCTTCAACATCATCACAGCGCTGACCTTCTGTGGTAAGTGTGTCAATCATACCAAGGATGTCACTAACTGACACCTCGCTTGATGTAATTGATTTCATACCCTTGATGGCCATCTTAGGCTGGACAACAGTCATGCGCACACGCTTCCATGGGTAGGTGCCACCATCTGGTATTTTTAGGTCAGACAGTGCGCCAAACGCGTAAAGTTGTAGCTGGTAGTTATCCTTGACATCGACAATGCCCATGCCGTCTTTGTAGTCAATAATCTCAAGCACCTCAGTACCTTTAATTTGAATATCAACCGTGCCACCCATGTCGGTGCGCCCTAATAAATGTGCTGGGTCTACTCGCGTTTCCGCAAGCACATGGCACATTCCAAACTGCTCACCAATACGCTGCTTCACGTAGTCGGTTGCCACCTTAACCCTGCTGGCACGGTCGTTGTCTACCTTAAACGAGCCGTCATCATCACTCAACACTTGACCAACCATCGAGCTAGGTTCAACACCCTCGCTTAGACAGTATTCAAGCAGTGTGTGCGAGTGGGTGCCGTCAATAGCAGCAGGCCCACTCCGACTGTCAGGATACTTTGCTTCTTCTCTAATCGAGCCGGGGCACAGCGCCCACCGATGGCGCTTGCTCGGTGAGAGAGATGAGTGGGTGGTCACTTGAGTGCCTCAACGCCGGTGAACAACGCTAGGTAGTGCTCAGGCTTAACATCATTAATGTTGCCGTAGCCTAACGCTGTCAAGACGCTTTGGATCTGAGCACCTTTTTGTGGACCAAGATTCTTGTACGCGCTCATCACATAATCAATTAGCGACTTGGGGTCGTTAAATGGAACACCGCTGGTAGCCGGTACTGGGGCAGGTGCCTCAAAAACAGGTGGGGCTGGCATAGCAGGCGCTGACACAGGTGTCTCCACTGCGACAGGTGTTGGTTGCAATGGAACAGCAACAGGTGCAGCAACTGGCGCAACAATGGCGGCAACTTTGTCATTGACTTCACGCGGGAGTGAATCAACGATAGACTGCAATACTTTGGTGTTTGCGATGATGGCTGAGGCAATCATCTGGATGGTTTGGTCGTTCATTTGAATAAGCTCTTTCTTTCGGGGTTGGGGATTACAGTTACACGGTTTTCGTTGAAAGCCGCAACAAGTTCACGCAAAACCTCAGATACACCACCGTACTCGATGGCCTTGCGATGGAACGCTTTGTGGACTGGTGGTTCAAGCCTCACAGTCAAAAATTTGCTTTTAGGTTTAGTAGCCATGAAAATAATTCCGTTTCGTTGACACAAGTGTAGCACAGTTCTGATACACTGTGACACACGGCAACAAATTATTTACAAAAAAATACCTCGGTTGTTACGCCGAGGTACTAAAGGAGAAAATCAATGAATCAACTGGCACTTGCATATACCAGCGATATTATTGTATGACATCGTTGCAATCTGTACAACAGCACCCTGCGTCAGTAGACGCGTACATCAGACACGGATGGTCGCTTGTACCTATTCCACCTAACACCAAGGGTCCACGCACCACTGGCTGGAACAAACAAGAAAACGCGCTCAAGTCCATGGGCGACTTGCCAGCAGGTTACGGCATTGGCCTGGCTCATGCTTACAGCGGCACCATGGCTTTTGACATAGACGAGTGGGGCACCACTTCGATGCTGCTGGGGCTGCAAGGGATTGATCTGCAAGCCCTTTACGATGCGCCAGACGCAGTGGTTATCGACAGCGGCAAGTCCGGTCACGGTAAGCTGCTGTACTCAATGCCTGTGGGTCTGTCACTGCCGTCTAAAAAGATTATGGCTGGTGGTGTCACAGCTTACGAGTTGCGCTGCGCCACGGCCAACGGGTTAACGGTGCAAGACGTTATGCCGCCATCCATCCACCCAGAAACACGTCAAGCATACCGGTGGGCTGGCAAAGGTCATTGGATGCGTCTGCCACCTATTCCACAAGCGTTGTTGGATGTGTGGCAGAAGATGCTTTCCCAAGAGCAGACACGATCAATCAACACGGGCGAACATGTCAATTCATCATGGGGTGAAATTCGGTCTGCGCTTGAGTCAGTAACCCCCAACTGCCCACGGGAGGAATGGATTAACTGCGGCATGGCGTTGCATTGGGCTGGCACGCAGACTGGTCAGTTGGACGATGCGTTGCATTTGTGGAACGAGTGGAGTCGTCCAAGCGACAAGTACCCCGGCGACAGGGCAGTAATGAGTCAGTGGCTTTCATTTAAGAGCGACAAAGATACGGCTGTCAAACTGGGCACGTTGTTCCATCTTGCACGTAAGGCAGGATGGTCACGGCCCATGCCTGATGCGGCCAGTTTGTTTTCATCTGTTACAGCGACTGCTACTGCGCCCACCACTATTGTTAAAGGGTTGCGCCCTGTGCCGCCCAACATGGACATGGATGTGTGGCCATCAGTGCTTGCAACCCGTGCCCAAGAGGTTAGTGAAAGCGTGGGCTGCGACCCTTTGGTCCCACTGTTCGCAGGTCTTAGCGCTATCTGCGGCGTAATCGATGCGCAAACCCGTCTTGAGTTAATGCCGGGATACCAAGTACCACCTGTTTTGTGGTTGATGACCCTTGGCGCACCAGCCGATAAGAAGACACCAGGTAGTAAGCCAATGCTCTCACCTTTAAAGTTTTTAGAGGCTGAGGATAGGCCACGTTTTGGCAAAGAGATGCTTGACTGGGAGGGCAAGGAGGCAGCATTCGCGTCTGCCAAAAAATCTTTTTTAGAGTTCTCGGCCAGTCCTGAAGCTATGCTATCGGGCGACCAAGCACCATCAGTGCCCGACATGCCAGACCAGCCAGTGGCACTCAAAATCACAGTTAACGACATCACCAGTCAGAAGCTGGTTCGTGAAGCATCATCACGGCCACGCGGTCTGTTGTGCCACCTTGATGAAATGAACTCGTGGATTAAAAAGCTCACCGATAAGTCCAGTGGCGAAGACCGTTCGGCGTGGGTGGTGAGTTACGAATCAGACTCTTACATAATGGACCGAGTGGGGGCTGGTTCAATTTTTTGTGAAAACTTGGCCATATCCATATACGGCAATATACAGCCACGGGTGTTCAGAGACAACATGGCAGCTTTATCAGCCGATGGTCTGCTCCAACGATTCATACCAGCAATTTTGCGCGATGATAAGACACGCCTTGGCAACCCAGTGCCTGAGTATCTGACAACCGCTGCGGCGTGGGAAAACACGCTGCGCATGGTCTACGCAGTACCCGCTCAGACATACAAACTGTCCCCAGAAGCATATGTAGTTTTTCGAGAGTTTCAATCGTGGTATGAAGACGCCAAGCATGATGAACGTTTGCTGCACAGCGGTGATACGTTTATGACAGCGTTCGGTAAGCTAGAAGGCACCGCTGGCCGACTGATACTACTGTTCCATGTGACTGACTCGCCATTTACAACCTTGGTGCCAGCCGATGTGGTTCATAGGGTAATACGATTTGTCAAGTCTTATTTGATACCTGCCTATCGGTACGCGTTTAATGAGGTGAGCGGCACCAGTAATTTCGACCAGTGGGTGACTGATTACATCATCCATTACTGCGACCATGACCATATCACCATGTCCGAGATTAAGAGGGGCGCACGCAGGCAGATTGATGGCATCAGTCCGTGGCAAGCCGATCAGATGGTGCTTGGTGCTATGCAGATGTTAGAGGTGTCTGGATGGGTGATGCGCATGGACGATGGCACTAGAGAGACACAGCACTTTGCGCAGTGGGCTATTAACCCGTCACTCGTAACTCAGTTTAAAGATTACCGTGAGCGTGTGATTAAAGCCAAGCAACGCCAGCTTGACGACATTTACAAGTTGTCTACAAAAGAAAAGCCCCGTGTCTATGGGGCTGATAACTACGAGTGAGATAGTTAAGTCATTTGGGAGCGTCTTTTATACGCAGAACAAATGACTTAACCTGCTCATTGGTCATGTTCTTAGACCTACGTTTTCCACCTACTGCACCAGCAGCAGAGCGCTTAAACCCCAAGTCGCTAGTGATAAAACTTTTCGGTATGTTGAATCCATTTGGCGTTGGTTCTTTTTTCATTTGAAATACGTTTGTATTAACGGTATGGACATGCCAGCAGAAAACGCTAGGAACATTACAATCAGCATGACCTTGGCCCAGGTGACGATATTATCGCGCCACACCTCTGGCATCCGGAACTCGTAATCTATGTAAGGCTTTTCATCCTTTAACGGCGTGCCAGTCTTCACCTTACGCTTGATCCAAGCGTTCTCTCTGCGAATCTCTTTTGTAGCGTTCATAATTTTCTCCTTGGGTATCTATAAAAAACGTGAAAACCTATAACCTCAGTCAACTCCAACCTAGCCGCCCATGATGGGTACACCGCTATCGTGTGATAGTGCGTAGACCTGCGCGTGTTGTCCTTCAACCTCCCTGCCATTGCTTTAACAACAACCCGTTGCACTTTCTGCGTGTATGCCACCAGCATTGGATTTCGCGCCCTGTAATCGTTGGCCCAACTGAACTGCTTGCTT